TATAAGATTTCTTAATAATATTAATAAGTCTTTGTTGCATTAAGATACATAAACCAAAGTACGGTAATGTAATCTCATCCATTCTTAATTTAGGATTAGGAACGATAACTGAACGTTCAGAGAATGCAGTACGTCCAGAAATAATAGATCTTAAAGTACCTTTCTTACCAGATAGGATAGCAATAATTTCCGTAGTTAAGTTTGTTAACTTAGATTGCATATCCCATAGTAATTGGTTTTGATATTTCTTATTTCTATAAATAGAGAGATTATTCTTATTTACAGTAGCAGCAAGTTTTGCTAATAAGTTGAAGTCTGCATTAGTGGATTCAAATGTAAATCTATGATTTTCTACTTTAGCAATACGAAGCTGCGTAGTATATACAGGAATAGAGTGGATGAATACCTTATCTCTTTCCTTCATAATCTCATCATAGAATTCCTTCTTAGCAGGTTTCTTCTTATAGAAGTATTCAATGATTTCATCGAAGTGATCTCTAAAACCCATCAAACCAATACCAGCAAATCTAGTATCTAGAGATGCTTTCTTACGTTTACCATATCCACCACGTTTAGATTTTTGTTTTAAGATACGTTTATCATATTGAGTCATTGGTTGTCCATTAGCATCTAACTCTACAGCAGGTTCAATGATCTCCTCTAAGTTATTCTTACCAATCAAACTAGAGATTGTTAGATATAGTAATGGATGAATAAGACAGAACTCATCTTTAATTTTAATCCATCCGAAATAAGTGAAATCCACACCAACAGATTTAACTTCTGTACCGCATATAGGACAAACCCAATTTTGATCTCCTGGAACGGCATAGAAGGCACCTTGAGTACAACCATACTTACAGGAGTATCTATTAGAGTAAGGATTCTTATCTTGTAGTGATTTCCCATATTTAGAACTAAAGATAGAATCATCAGATTTCAATGCTTTATTGATTGGTTGTGGTTCTTTAATAATAAACCCATGGCCATTAGTGAGGTCTTTACGGCATTCCTCATCAAAGTTAATCATTTCAAACTTGGTGAAATAATCAAATTCTTCACTCCTTGGATATGCATTGGCACCATTGTATTCCATTAACTTTTCTCCTCCTTATGATATTTGAAATAAAAAGAATTAATAATAAGTAAACATGTTTGTGAAAATAAAACCCACTAAGTACATCTAGTACTTAGTGAATCTTATTTATCAAAATTATAGTATATAATCCATTATTAACTTGCAGACTTTTTAATACCTTTATAGTTCTGAATAATCCACTCTAGTTTACTAAGAGTAAGAACAATACTTTTAACTCTAGAAGATAATTCTAGTTTATCTCTTAAGAAAGATACAAAATTTTCATCTACAATATTATCACAAACTACATCATAAGATGCAATAATACGTTGACGAACCATATCATTTTGATTATAAATACTAGACCCGAACCTTACTTCGACAGCCTTTTCTTTTCTCCCTTTTTTAAGTTCTACCATATATAGGAAGTCACTTTTGTCTTCCACTGTAATCTTGAAATTCCCTGTGCTCATAGTCTTTCCTTCTATTCTTCTTATATTATTCAAATATACAATCTACTGTTGTCCCCAATTAATACAGTAGGGTTAAAAACTCTTGCTTATAATAGATTATAGATCTGCATCTAAATTTAAGGACAAGAATTGTCACTATAATGTCAAAGTTATCCAAATATACTATGGAGACATTCATATAATTTTAAAGATTCTAAATGAAAGGAGTTTAACCTTTTATGGCAATAAAAGTTGTAAAGCGGAAATCCAATAGAATAACTGATCCTAAGGATATTGAATATCTCTTAAATATAACAGAGGAAGAGTGTACTAAACTATCCTTTGCAATGGATATGTTTGGGGAATTTGATGATAAAAGAAGATTTAATCCATTTGACCTAGTAGATATCCCAGTAGGGAGTTATGGTCCTGAAGGCAATAAAAATACTAATATTATCAAAACTACTGTTGGTATTTGGGTATTTAATAAGGCCTTTATTGAACAAGACTTATTTGAATTATTCGGTTATATTAATGAACCTATTACAAATAAGATCTTTAAGAAGATTAATAAACAAGTTTCTTATGCAGTAATGGAGGACAAGATTCCATTAGATGCATTAAAAAGACTTGTTATGAAAACAGAGAAGTTCCAACCATATTGCAATATCTTATCTGCATCTATTACAGAGAATATGATGAGTATACCAAAAGCTATCGCTAAGAAAAAAGAAGAACTCTTTAAGAAGTATGAAAAAGAGTTAAGCGAACATGATCCAGTAGCTTCTCAAAAAATTGAAAAAGAATTACTAGAAGAATGTAAAAAGCTTCTTAAAGATGATCCATCTGTAGATATGATAGATTCTGGTGCTAAGATTGACTGGAATAATAACTTCAAAAACATGTTTGTTATGAAGGGTGCATCTAAAAACCCAGACCCACTAAATCCTAATGGTGAATATACCGTAATCAAATCTGATTTAACTACTGGTATCAAACCAGAAGAATATGCAGCATTTGCTGACTCTCTTACTGGTGGTCCTTATGCTCGTGCTAAGAAAACTGCCGATGGTGGTGCATGGGAAAAGATATTCGTTAAAGCATTAGAACACTTATCTATTCTAGATGAAGGTTCCGATTGTGGTACAAAACGTTTTAAAGAGGTAGCTCTTACTAAAGATAATATTGATGACTGGATGTATAGTTATATCGTTGAAGGTAGTAGATTAGTAGAACTAACTTCTGATAATAGAGATTCATATATTGGAAAAACTGTTAAGTTTAGATATTCTGGTCTATGCGAATCTGAAAAGGGCATCTGTAATAAATGTGCTGGCAACTTATTTACTAGATTAGGTATTAAAAATGTTGGTGTTGCAACTTATGTAATCCCAGCAACCATTAAACTTAAATCAATGAAAACATTCCATGATAGTACTGTTAAAGTATTTGATATGGAAGAATATGGTTTTAATAAAATCTTTGGATATGAAAAATAAAATGATCCCTACTGGAGTTATTCCAGTAGGGTCATTCTTTTTATAAAAATAAGAGGGAATAAATTAGAACACAAAGAATTATAGATGATGATACAATTATAGCCCATGTAATAGTTTCTGTTTTCTCTTCTTCTAAAGCCATATCTATAGCTGTATAGATATCATCCACATATTCATCTAACGGTTTACTTTCAATAATATAATCTGAATTCTCATCTTCTGGGTTTTTCTTTATGAAAGATCTATACTTGACGTACTCCTCATTATCAGATTTGATTCGTTCAAAAGCGAGATTTTTAATCATCTCTCTTAATGCGTCCCTCATATATTTCACCGTCCTTTTCAAATTTACTTCTTAGTCCGATGATTGATAAAAGTAACCCCATAGGAAATCAATCCTATGGGGGTATTCTTGTGTATTAGAAGTAGATACGATAAATAATATCCCAAGAAGCACCTAAGTCATTTAGGAACTTATTAGGGAAGTTGATTCTAGTAGCTGGACGGATATCTTGATAGTAAGTATATCCATCTTCACTTTCTTTTTTGTATGCTAAGCATAAGCTGATACAGTTGAATCTAGCATCATTAATACCAGTAGTATTAATAAAGTAATCACGGCAGTCATCTTTAGTAATAACCAAAGTATTTTCTACAATGATTTGTGCTGGTAATTCAGATTGATCATCATAAATTGTAGCATCAATAGGAGTACCATCTTCTAATTGTTTACGTTCTGTAGGGTCGCTATCAAACTTTTTAAAGTAATAAGCAACCATCTTTTTATCTTTAATAGCTTTACGACCAAAGTATACTTGGCGTTGATCAGCATCAAGATCTTTATCTTCAGGAACGTATTGGAATGGTACCATGTCTGCAGGATCAATCCATTTCTTATTATCCACTTCATATTTTAAAGCAGATTCACGGTTACAACCAGAAGTACCTAAACAGAATAGATGAACAAAATAGTTATTCAAGATCTCTTCTTGATTAGGATTATTGATTGTATTTTCTAATTGTAAACGGTTGTTATATGTAGGAGTTACAAAAGATTTATCATGAAGATCAAACATTCGCATTGCAATAAATTCAGATCCAGAGATGAGAGTTTTATTACTACCACGGAATAGTTCTAACCCAGTATCATGATCTCTAATAATAACTTCAGTTTTTAATCCATTAGGATGACCCTCTACTAAAGATACTAATTCTTCAGAATTAGAGATAACCTCTTCCTGGATTTTGTATTTATCATTAACCACGTTAATATTCCTCCATACTTTATTTAGATTTTACTATTACATATTGGTCATTAGATAATCCACATTTTTCTGCAAAGTCTAGAGGTGGATTAAAGATTTTTACATTTCTAAGTTTAGTAGAATCTGCAAACATTCCTTCGCAATTAGTACAACTACTCATATCAATAATACCAGTAATTGTATCTAGATAATCACATCTATTGAACATGTATCCGAAGTCTTTAACTTTAGAAGTATCAAATCTAGAAATATCTATTGTTCTGATACCAGTACCAGCAAACATACCATTCATATTGGTAGCAGAAGATGTATCAATCCATGTAGTATCAATTGTTGCTATACTAGTACTCCAGTTAAACATGTTAGAGAAATCTTCTACCTTAGAAGTATCGATTCCGAGATTAGGAATTGCTGCTAAGGAACAAGTTTCAAACATTCTAGACACATTAGATGCTTTAGAACCTCTTAACTCTGTTAAGATATTATTAGGAATAGTTGTCATAGTACCATCTGGATCTTTTGTAGCAAAATATCCTGTAAAGTCTTTGTAGTCATTATTTATCATGATAGATAATCTAAAGTCTTTATCAATAGATGTTTTAGAAACTACTGTGTATTGATCATGCCTAATACCAGTCTTTTCTTCAAAATCATCTGGTGGGTTGATTACTTTTAATCCAACTAAGTTATCACATCCGCTAAACATGTTTCTATAAGATTTGCACGAGCTCATATCTAATATACCTTCAATATTGACTAATTTCGTACAACCTTCAAACATGTATGCCATGTTTTTAAACTTAGATGTATCCCAGCTAGAGATATCAATAGAAATAGCATTAGAACAACCGTTGAATGCTTCTTCTGCTGTAGTAATATTATTAGTATCTACCCAACTAGCATCGATAGTACCAACAGAGTTACAACCAGCATATAAATCTAGAGCAGATTTAGCTTTAGAAGTATCTATATGAATAATATCCGACCCAGGTATATTAGCTAGGCTCTTGCAGCCTTTAAACATTCCTTCGATATTATGGGCTTTATCAATAGATCCAAGATCTGATTTAATAGTATTATTTAATACAGTTTCTGTAGCCAAAGTATCTCTAAGAGTCTTTTGCATATAATAAGAAAGGTCCTTGTATTCATTGTTTACAGCGAGATTAAGATTAATTGTCCATTCCTTATAAGTAGTACCTAGTTTTAACTTACCAGGAATTTCGATAGGATCTAGATCTTGACCAATGAATGCTAAATCACCAACAAATGAATCGTCATCAGTTTTCTTATCAATATCTGTATCACCAGTAATGATTGCAGATACCTCATATGCAAAAGGAGCTAAACTACCAGTCAAGATATCTTTATTTAAAAGATTCTTAACGTAAGTAAATGCATCTGATTTAATAATATCCATAGAGAAGTCTTTTCTACTAGGAGCTGTTACAGTACCATCAATTTCTTTTGTAATCATTTCAGACCACAAATAGGAAGAGCCTGGAAGATCTATAGTAATATACTTACGCTCATTATTATAATTAATAACTAAATCTTCTCTCATCCAAGGCACTTTATCAAATCTATCATCTACATGATTGACCTCTGTATCAAGAACTTTTTCTACCAATGGATAATATTCAGGACGTTTATCAATTTCTTTAATATAAGCCATATCATTAGGTCTGATAGTAGTATCTTCATCTCTATCTTTACCCCAGATTATTTCCATAGTAGTATTTCTTGTAAGGAATACAATCTTATAGGATTTAAAGAATTCGATCATGAGCATAATATACTTCATAATCTCAGTACCAGAATGACCAGCATATCCATCAAAGATATATCTCATATCACCCATATACTCATTTAGAATATAAATGATATCATCTATCAATCCAGTAATAGTATCGATCTTTTCATCAGAAGAGATAATCTTATCTACCTTTTTAAGAGTATCGTATAATACAGAATCTTTATCTTTTAAAAATTCAGTATAGGTCTTGGCAATCTCACCATTGCTTAAAGTAAAGTATTTCATAGTAAGTTTCCAAGTCATAAGAGAATCATAAAGATCTTTCCATACTTTATATTCTTCCCAATCCTGAGCATCGATCATTCTTTGGCAAATAGTTCTACGAACTTCTATATTTGTTTTATAGATATTCATAAACTCTGCTAAATCTTTGATTTGTGATTTAGGAGTAATGAAGTTCCAGATAGGGAATTCTTTTTCTTCTCTGTGTTTCTTTCTTAGATATTCTTTTAGATCAGCTAAACTTGTTCTAAAATTAAATCCTTGAACAAGCATTGTCTTAGCAGGATTATCAATAATGAAGTCCTCAATACCATTAAACATGTAAGTCAAAGAAGTCATAAAGATAAATAAATGTGCTAATTTAAATTGGTGAGAAGTAGAGATAGATGGAACCTTAACTAGTAATTTTTCTTCAAGCATGATATCATCATATAACATGCTATAGAAGTAACTCATTTGAGCAGAATATGCAGATACATCCATCATCTGACTAATTCCATAGTATTTGGTTCTAGCATAGTTCCAAGGTTCTTTATAGATAGCATCTTTTACTAGTTGATGATTATTGTCTTTATAATCAACACCATCCCACCAACCATCGCCTTTAACCATTACGTCATAATCTTTATAGTTTGAACTATCTTTCATTCTATCAGTAACGTAAAGTTTATCAATAGGAATCTTACAGAATTTAAGATTTGTTGTAGAAGCATAATCTTCTTCATAAGAATATCCTACTGTAGAAGAACCAGTAGTATTGTAAATGTATTTAATATAGATCTTATCTCCATATTTAGATACATTTTTAGGATTGGTAAAATAGAAACTTCCGTTAAAGATACTATATTCAGATTCATCTATAGTATTACCATAAGAATCCATAACTACATATGGCCATCTATTTTCAAAGTAATAATCGAATGGTACTTTGATATCCATATATCCATCAGAAGATACGTTTATAGGACTTTCTAAAGTTTGCACTGTAAGAGCTGGATTAGGATTATCAATGTAATGCTTATTATAAATGAATAAGAAGTTCTCATTAATATCTGCATTAGAAACCATCTTAGGATTCATAGTAACATGGAACTGATTAGTTAGGCCCATATCATCACTAGAATGAATAGAATTTTCACTAATAGTGATAAATCCTTGATCAGTTTGGATATAAGGGAAGAATGGGAAGTTAATATTGAACTTAGGATCTCCATGATTAAAGATCTTGTGAGTTTCTTCACTTAATACCAAAGTATTTTCTGTAACTCCATTAAAGAAGAATGTAATATTTACTTGTTGACCTTTTTTCAAGAACAATTTCTTTTTAAGTAATCTTATATTTTTCTTATTATAGTTTACAGTATAATCTATCCCTTCAGTAAGCATAGAACCTTCAATATCTACACATACTTTATTTCCTTTTGTAAAGTAGTTTTCTACTGGGAAGGTAATAGGGAATCTATCTTGATTATCAGATCCTGCTACTAAGTGAGCAATGGCAACTTTAATATTACTAAATTCTGGTTTGGTTCTATCTTTGTCAATATAAACCAATTCTAATTCTAACTCATCATCTTTATGAAGAGCAAGAGTATCATTTACAATGACTAGAGAGTTATTAGTAATACTATACCAATCATCTGGTAGATATTTATCTAAATATTTTACATAGTGTTTATATTTAGTAGCTACATAGTTCTTGAATGGATATGTTACCTTAAACTCATTTTGATAATCTGTTGTAGCCTTTAATTTAATTACCTTACGCTTTAATTCAATATCCTCATTAATAGCATTTGTGGAATAAATGAAGTTAAAGTCAATAGCAGTACCAGCTTCAAGATTGCTATTCTTAAGAGTAATATATGAACCACCGTCTATTTCAGAAATATTTATATCGTATTCTTTATTGGATATAAATCTTTTGCCAACCATAACAAAGAAAGTATTTCCATTTAAGCAATAATTCTTAAATGGTTCATCAATATATATCTTAGTCTGATTATCAGTTTCTGTAATAGTTGTAGATTTAAAGAATCTAGCTTGAGAGTAATTTGAATAAATGAATATGCAATTTACTTTCTTACCAACAGTATCTATTCTGTTATCAATAGTAAGTACATTTGTAGCTAAGTCTACACTATAAGTGTTAGGTGCTAAGAATACAGAGTCTACTGTTACAATTAATTGGTTTTCTTTCAAGAAGAAATCACCAAATGGCAAAGTTCCTAAATTAATAGAATTAGCACCTTCATAAGTCTTAACTTTAGTTTGGAAGTTATAAGATTTATCAACGTTGAATTTAGTATCTTTAGTAGATCTATCATAATAGAAATCGTAAGTAATTTCTTTTTTACCATCAAGAATCTCATTAAAGAATCTTATCTTGTTATAATCATAGATCTCATAATCTACACCTTCAACTAAGAACTTATCTTCTAATCTAACGAATAGCACATTGCCCTTTTGAAGATAGTAATCAAATGGGAATGGAATTATACCAATATAATCAAAATATAAATGACCATTGATATCTTTAGATTGTCCACCATTGTAATCTACTAATAGATCACCATTCAAATCATAACCAAGATGATTAGGAACAAAAGTTAGATCTTTACCAACTATCTCTTGGAATGCAAGATTTACATAAGAAGCAGTCTTTACTTTAATAGAAGCATTGAAGTCTTGTTTGGTTTCTTTATTCTTTAAAGTTAAATTACCACCAATATCATATAGTGATGCACCAGTAATAGCAGCATAACCAAGACCAGAAGTAGTATTTAAAGCATCGCCAAATAAAGTAAGGTCGAACTTAATACCTTTAATAGCAGCAATAGTAGATGCAGCAGCTCTTCTAGCTTCTAAACTATAATTAGAAGGTTTATATTCTTTAGATTGAAGAATGTTCTTCTTACCCATATTCTTATTGACGTTTGTATTATACATGAGAATATCATGTGGTATAATTTGACGCTCTGGAGATTTGGTAATATCTACAGTTATATGCTCTTCTTCGATATTTTGGTTGTAATTCCCTTTAAGAACTTTCTTAGATTTCCATTCAAATCCATTATAAGAATCTGCAATTCTTTCTTTAAGAAGCCAATACTTAAAGATCTTAATACCGTATTTATCTTTAGTATCAAAGAGTTTAATAATATTAAGCATCTCAGTAGTGGATGATTTATATTTGCACAATGAATGAATATTTCTAGCTAAAGATTTTTGATATTCAATAGGAATTACTCTATAATATGGAACTCCATACATAGAGAAGATAAATTCAATACAACGTCTATCAAGAATATCTTTCTTGATAATATGGGATTGAATATCTACAAGTATATCTACCAATACAGAAATGATGAGATAAATAATCATCATATCATGATAATTCTTCTCTTCTAATTCCATAGCATAAGAGTATACTGTTTCTAGCATAAACTTACGGTTTTGAGTATACTTTAATAAGAATTCTTCGGTAACACTGTAGTCTACATCAGAACCTTCTGGATACCATAATATTTGGAAGTCTAATTTCTTTCTAGCCTCATAAATATTGATGCCATAAGTTTTATATTTAAGATATTTATGATCTGGATATTGAGATAAAATGGCGTCCAAAATACCTAATCCAGATAACTCTTTGATTACTTCATTTGAAAGTTCATGCATATATGTTGCAGTCTTATCATATTCTAGATAATCTGGGAACATATATTCAAACTCTCTTACAGGAATACCCCATTGGTCAATAGCTGGATATCCGACAAGATTTCGATAATAAGGATTTAACTCCTTATCATCCATATATGTATCAATAAACCATTGTCTTAATAATTCGGTAAGTTTAGGTCTATATTCATCTGGGATATAATAATTATCTTTGAAGTTTTCATAAACCCAAAGCTCTTTTTCATCTAACCCAGCTTTTATTAATAAATCTCTAGGATATTGAATGCCTTTAAACATATCTAATTCGATATGATTTTCTATGCATGCAATATATAAAGATGCATTCCTTAGAGACTCAGTAGTTTCATATCTATCTGCTTTAGCCTGGTCTTTGATAATTGAATTAAAGGCCAACAGCTTAAGATTATATAACACCAAATCTATGAAAGGATTTTGAGTTGTCAATTTAGCCTCAGAAAAAGGTAAAGACATAGTAGCTTCTCCTTTCTAAATTCCTATAAAATTAATCTAATGTCAGAGATGGGCAGTTTTATAGGGATATGTTCTAATTGCAGCGGGCAACATACAAATAATTCCGTTAGTATTATAAAGGGAGCTAAACAGAATGTATACACAGACAAATGTATTTCCAAATGTATTTGTAGAGAATGCAGAGCATAATCCGCTCTTAACCTCTCCAAATTCAGAGTATGCAGTAGAATTTGCATTGACTAAAGAAGGGTCTTATGACCTTGATGAATATAAAGCATTTCTAGATTCAGCTATTAGAGAATTTAGACATAGTAGAACTTATAAGCATTATAAAGCATATCTATATTCTATTGGTTTGGATTGTTGCCAATTCCATCCTAATATTACAGCAGGTAATGATGAGGGTGAAGAGATGGCATCTTTAGAAATGCATCATTGTATGCTTAATATCTATGATATTGCAATTATCATTACAGAGCACATTTTAAATACTTATGGTGCTATTACTGAGTTTGATTTATCCGATCTATTAAGATATGAGCATACTCAAAATAATATTCCAGTAGTAATGCTTTGTAAAACATGTCACCAAATGTATCATCATAAATACCTATACGTTCATCCAGAAATGATCTTTGGTAAATGGTGGTCTCTATTAGAAAGATATCCTAATGGACTAAATAGAGATATCGCTTATAAGCTTATGATGTATTTAAATAACTCTCTAGATGGTAAATATAAATTTAAGGAAGAACAAGCAAGTAAGCTCTTAGAACTAAGAGATAAACTATATGATTGGTCAACTAAACTAGAGAGGTAATTTAACTATGGCTGAATTCTATTCCAAATATGATAATTTTCGAAATAATATAAAATGGTTCTTTAACAACCTATTCTTGAATATAAGAATTGGTACAGATTCTATTATAAAAAATATACTAGATCATAAAGGGATCTATATTTTATTAGCATCTATTATAATCTTCCTTATTAGTGGAGATTATATCTTCCCATTTGTATGGGCAACTGTTCTATATATCTTAACCTTAGCTTATAAATATTTAGATCACAAAAAAGAAAAAGAGTTATTAGAATTAATAGAATTTGATCAATTCAAAGAATTGGATAAGATATTAGATTTATATATTGAAGAATGTTATAATAGAGACGTAGGATTCTTCCATCCAAATATTATGAACGATTATGTTTCAGAAAAAGAACAAATTGCTCTAATGCAAGAACTTAAAGATAGTGTAGCTTCTAACATGTCTAAAGCATTTAGAAAGAAGTTAGAACTATACTATGGTGATGATAGATTAGGTAGTATCTTATCTAGTAAATGCTTTATCTATATTACTCTTCTTGCAGCTGGAAATAATCGTGTCATTTATCAGCAAAAACCTATCAATAGTAATGATAAAAAATAAAAGGCTATGGGATTAAGTTCCCATAGCCCTCATCTTTTTGAAAAATATTCAGTAGTAAAGATTCTATAAAGAATTCTTAAAATATCAGCATTGTGTGATATATCTATAAATTCAGATCCGATACTATTTAATGCATCTGTATAATAAGTACTATATCCAGTATTTACCACTTTATACATACAACGATTATTCAACTCTCTATAAAAATTGGTTTCTAACATTCTATGAGTATATTGATGATAGAAATCTTTTACCATTAATATACAATTCTCTATTGTATCAGTTTGAGCTGTATATGCTAAAGCCAATAAGAATTGCATTAAATGATTTTTATGTTTAATAGGAACTTGTTTTCCAGCTCCTTTTAAACGAAACCTTTCAACAGTCCCATTACAATAATACAGAAAATCTATAAATTGTAATCTATAAAAACTACTATATTCATTCTTTAGTTTAAACTCAAGATTATTAGATAATCTTGTATATGGGACCTCTGTATCTATTGTGGTTATTGAATCTTTATCTATATATAACACATTATCTGGATTTAGCTGATTTATTTCAAAGAATCTTCTTCTTGCATCTTTAAAACAGTTAGACAAACCTTTAGATAGTTCAGAATCATCTCGTTGCATTAGGCCTACTGTTATTTCCCTTTGTTCTCTTGGCATATGAAATATTTCATCATATCTCTTTTTGGTTATGAATCCATATTCTAATAAGAGACTTATATTAGCTTTAGATAAATCATACTCTCTTAAGTGTCTATTTATAAGCCACTCATATGGAGCAACATATCTATCCTTTTCCCATATAGCCATATATACTCCTTAAATGTAATATTCTGATTCTTCTAATAATTGATGCGGGTCACAATATCTTCCCATACGTTTAAGATCATCAATATAATTTAGATATCCACCTTCTGTTTCAAAAGTAGATGTGGCAAATTGATCTATATCATCTAAATCATTTATAATAAAACTTTGAAGAGAATATCGTTCTTGGATAAACTTAATAAGAGAATCTACAATAGCTTCTACAATTGGATGGGAATGATTGGTTACAACAATAACAGTTTCCGTATTCTCTACCATACTAATGATTTTCATAAGATCTAAGAAAGATGCTTCATTATATAGAATCTGATATGCATAAGCCTTATCAAATTGAACTGTATAATTATCATCATTAAAAGAATTAGCATATGATAGATACTGCATAATATTAGGAAGAGGTTTCAATGCTTCTACTCTATATCCAAAATCCAACATGGAATAGAAATTAAATACTGGTGCATTCTCTACTCTTACTTTATCCTTTACATATTCCAACAATCTCATATCATTAATATTAATGAATTGAAGTTTCAATATAATCACACTCCTTTTCTTCTATTCAAGATTATAGTATATGATTATATCATCTATTATCTAAGAATAAATAAGAGAATTTACTACTCTTATTCAATGCAACGCTTCTATCAATATCATCTTGAGTTGGAAGATGTTTTCCAGTAAATGCCCCACTCTTATATTGCTGAGTTACAAGATAATATGTAACAAATTTATTATCCTGCATTTTATCTTCTTCATCAGTATAATTCTTTGATACAACTTCTTGTTTTACAGAATATTCTAATGGTTCCATCTCTTCTGTAACTTCTTCCACTTCAGTTGATTTTTGTTTATTATCTAGCAAAGCTTTTGCTATAAAGAATGCTTGAACTTCTCCATACATATCTTGATAAGCTCCAGCTTTAATAGATTCTAACTGATCTCTAGTTACTTTTTGATTAGTATTCTCTACCTTAAACCAACCAAAATTCATAAAATCACTTAGAATAAGTTGTCTTGCATATTCTAATTCTTCTTCAGTTCTAACTATAGGCATAATTTAGTCCTCCAAACAAAAAAGAAAAGAGAACTCGTTATGAGTTCTCTTTATCCTTTTACTTATTACCAAATCTAGATTGAGATTCAAAGATCTTATTATTGATACTTTGCTCCACTTCTTTATTGAGTTTATCATTCAATTGAATGATAGGAGATTTCTTGATAAAGTTAGATGCAATCTCTTCTCTAAGTTGAGCTACATAATTACATACAATTCTATACCCATCTTCCAATCCAGATGGTTGATAGTTGATATCAGATAATAGGACACCACAAGATATATCTGTAGGCATTGCATCTTGTGGAAGCATACGCACAAACTCATACTTGTTAATCTTACCATTAGAGAATAATAAGTTAGCAATTACATAATCAAATTGGTCGGTGCCGATATTGTATGCATGAGATTGTTTATATGGGGTCATTACAACACCAAATGTATTCTTAAAGAATTCTCCTAAAGTATACAAGATATTGAATTCTACATCAGGTTCATAATCTGTATAGATTAAGAAGTTTCTAAATCTAATACTTGGTCTGTGACCATACAATGCTTGCAAAATAGTAACCATCGTAGACTCACGTTCTTTATGAGATAGATACTCATAATAGATTTGATGACCTATTGCTGCTTCTCCATCAATATAAGCAGTTACTGCTTCTGGAGGAGGTAGTAGATTAGACATGATTGCTAAGTTTGGGATATTAGCATATTTGTAGGCCTCTTCTATATCTACTACTGCTATCACAGCATATCCAGATGCTAGTGCATCTGGAATACTTCCTGCGTCATTACAACCATACAGAACGCCTTCTAAGAATTGATTAAAACGAGGTTGCTGATTAATCATATTTTATCACCCTTCGCGAAATTATAATTCATCAGCTGCTGTGTGAACTTCTTCCTCAGTATTTTCTTCATCATTATTGAAGGTTACATAATTATCTACATACTCTTTGCAGATTTCCATCATACGAGCTGGAGTAAATTTATCTTTAAACTCATCTTTAAATGCACCATACAATGCAGTGGCGATAGAAGTCTTCGCTTCTTCCTCAGAAGAATAATCATGTTCGATCTCATCTACTTTTGCACTTAAGAAATTAAAAATAGCTTTTTCCATTGCTTTTTCTCCACCTTCGTTTTCAGTTTTTTCAGTAACTTCCTCAGCAGCAGCTGGGTAAATAGTACAATCGAATACTGGGCTAGTAAAGTTCTTTACTACCACATTGAAGCATTCATTATTTCTATTGTCTACGGTCTTGGAAACATTTACTTCCAAGCCTTCTGTAGTTTCACTCATAGATTGAATATCATCTTTGATCAATTCAGTAATCTCATTAACCAATTTTCTAATAGTAGTATCAATATCTACATCTGGTACTAGTTGATTATCAAATTTAGCTAGAACTCTAAGTTTAAGATCTTCTGCCATTTGACGTTCTTTCAATGTATCTACTAAAGAAGATCCGATAATACCATTAATAACATTCTCTGTATTAGAAGTTAATGCCGCTGCTTCCTCTTCTTCTTTAGAGATTGGTTTTACTGGAAAGAGATTCTCTTTAGGAGTATCACTTTCTTTGAATATATCTAACTCATCTTTAGAAATAGATTCTGTAATGATATCTTCAATACTCATACTTTTTACTTCTTCATATGGGCGAGCTACAGTTGGAAAGCTGGTTGGTTGTGGGTTCTCTTCTTCTTCTTTGATTTGATCCATCTTTTCAATAGCTTCTTTAGCTAGTTCTTCCATAGGTTGTACATCATTTGGTTCTAGCTCCCCTTTATCGAAATCATAACTAGTTTCGATAGGAGCTTCAGGCTTTGGGTCTTCCTTTTCAACAACCTTTTCTTCTTCTGTTTCTTGAATCACAAAGTCAGGATCGATAGGATTGTATACAGTGCCTACAATAGCTGCTAATCTTACAGCAGTTTCAGCACCATATTTATCTTCCATTTTCTTTAAGAAGAAGATGATATCATTTTTCAAACTTCTTGGGTAGAAGATTAAGTTATCAGTAGTCAATGGTTGATCAGTAAAGTTTGGATACATTTTCTTATTACCATGACTATGATTATCTTGATTAGAATCGTGATCTTCTACTTTACGTTTTACTGTAAATTTTTGCGGTTCAGTTTTATTAGATTTCAAAACAAAACCTTGTTCAGATTCTTTATGACCACCAAGTTTTGTTCTGCTATCTACAACTGTATCAGTTTCATTATAACATCTTTTGACGATTTGATCGCCTCTTTTAATTACTACTTTGAAATCTGTGTCTAATAATGCCATTTCGTTGTCCCTCTTTCTATTAATCTTTTCTAATAACGTTTTAGCTTCTATTCTTCTGGCTAAATACTTAGCCGTATATCTAGTACCACATTTGGTACAGATAATCTCTGACATACCTTTATCATAATCATAATCAAGGTATCCATCACAAAGATATCCAGTATGAACGTCTTTATGACTACATCTTAGCTTTGTCCAATCTAATTCGAATATATATGGATAATCTAGGATAACAGGACCAAAGCCGAATCTTATACCCCAGTTCTTATAGAAGTTTCCTCCTATATCTTCCATTACATATCCTCTTCTAAGAATCTCGAACGTAAAATCGAATACATCACTAGCATACACTTTTTTAAAGTCTGCCTCTTTCATTGTTTCAACACGTTCTACCAATGCAACAACTCCATCTGGTGTCACATCAAATGACTTAGTACAGAATGGTTTGATAAGCTTCTGCAGAGTAAATTCTGACAAGTTATCAGATTTACCAACTCTATCAGATGCTATTTTAATTACTACTGTTGGATCATAGGTACAATAAAATGTTCTTCTATTAGTACCGGAAGCTAGAGGTTTTAATCCAATAGTAGCAAATAATTCATTAACCAATTCATACTTTTTAGATGGATTGTTCATTAGTTTAACATTGTTTACTATAGATCTTAATTGATCTATAACAGGGGCAGGAACGTATGTAGTGAGAGGAGGTTTAGACATTTTATCCCAATCCTCTTCTGTAAACTTAAACACGTCGGGATCAAAGTTTGCGAATCTAGCAGCATCCTGAGATTGCCTTATTATAGAATTTCGTTCTTTGATATTCATATGCCCACCACCTTATCTATAAATAGGTCTCAAAGGCATATTTACACCCATGGAGTTTTTACAATATTCCATAAATCGTGCTTTACGTTCTTCATATTCTTTAGAATTTGTAGGGTCTACCCAGTTTGCTGGATATCCGAATCTTGGATCTACTGGCCCTGGCTTGAAGTTAGGATCTTCATTGCCTGCGAGCACTTTATTATTAGCAAGTTCGATTAAAGCTCTCTTATAAGCCATAGGATTATATGATTTATTTATATTCATAGCTTCTCGTCTTTGCTTTTCTATATTTTCACAAGAGATTTCATATAACGCATGTGGGATTACTTTCTCAAATACATCTTTAAGTGAGGTTGCCTCATTCATTGTATTACCAAATAATTTTTGCAACTCAGCTTGTTGCCAATATCGGAAATTATTGGTAATCTGTACAGGATCTATCACTTGTGCCTTAGAGAGTAAGGCTATATTTGCTTCGGTCATACGATCGACGTATTCTTCACGTTGTCTTCTCTGCAACTCTTCTGGAGGTAGGTTCTCTTGCTGATAACGAGATGAATTCTTACCATACCACCATGCATCAAATTCTTTTTGGGATTTTGAAGAGAAGATATCTCGATATAACTCATACTGTTGTTCTTGTTTCTTTCTTAATACCCGCATTTCATGATAATGAGCTTCTACTGGATCAAATCTATTGTAGTACTCATTTTCTATCTCTTCTAGGGTTCTAGGATCAGATACCCTTTTATTCTTGCATTGCTGCTCTATTTCTTCTTTCTTCTTGGCTTCAGCATTCTCTCTAATACTGATGCGCTCTTCTAAAAGCTTTCTTAGCTTTTCTTCTCTAATTGCTAACTCTTTTCTATCAACGCTATAAGAAAGAGGTAGGTTTTGAAGTCTTCTATTAACTTCATAAAAGTTCTTGAGTCTTAATTGGTGGAAGCTATATACCAGGCACGTCTCCTCATACTCACAGAACAAATTAAATTCTTCTTTTGTAAGTTCTCTTCCTCTATCATACTCGTACTCAAAAGTATCGTCGGTATATTTTCTGAACGGATGGTATTCATAATAGTTTTCATCAAAGATCTTTTTACCATTTTCATCTACGGTATATTCAGGCAGTTTCCTATTTCTCATAGGAACTCTATAATCGTAATAGCCTTCATCTTCTTTGTCGAACATTTCTGCAATCTCATATTCATTTAGAATATCTTCTGCTGCAGTTATGAATAGCTGATAGTCATCTCGATATTTTAGATGTCTTTTAGCCCATACTACTCTTGCGAGTGGAGGATTATAAACTTGCAATCTTCTACATAGATTCCTCAAAGCTTCTTCATCGCGTTTATTGAAGAATAGTCTCCTAAGCCTTGGCACTATGATTTTCTCTTTATCTAATCCGTTAAGATCCTTAGGCTTGATTTCATACAACCAACCTTTAAGAATATCTATCTCGGAATTTAAGCATTCTATTATAACACGACTAGGCCCTTCCTCTTTGACCTCTTCTTCAACAACCTGAGACTCTTGTTGTTGCTGTTGTTTTTGTAGATGCTCTGGGAGTTCTCTAGGTACAGTCTTTATAACGACTTTAAAGTCTGGATTAAGTTTCTCTTCCCATGTAGGATGATTCCTGATAGCTTCTTGCTCATCAAGCATATCCTGTTCTCTTTCTTTATCTATTTCCTCTTGTGTTTTAGATACTACTTTTACCACAAATCCCTGGCCAGATCGGATTTCTTCTTCGGTAAATCTCATATATGCTTCTCTATTAAAAGGATCATTCATATATAAATTGTAGTAACTTGGATTTGTATTCCATCCACCAACATTAGGATTCATACCTAATCCTTGTTGAGTAGGGAATGGATTACTAGTATACCAACTAGCACTAGAATTAAATGCATTTGGATCAGCAGGAACAACACCATCTAGAGGATTCTGGTATTGAGCTTGCTGTAAATTAGGATTTAATGCAAAGTTATTTCCAACCATCTGAGGAAATGGTTGTTGAGAATACCCATTCCACTGTGGAGGTGGAGGTGGAGCAGCTGGACTAACTTGTACATTTGGCATAGCTGCCAAAGCTTGATTCATCATGGCTAAAACAGCATTCTGATTAGCTTGGAAGTTAGGATCATTTTGTAGATTATTTTGCATATTACCAACTGATGCTGGATTACTAAAATCTACCATACCATTAAACCCTTGCTGTTGATTCATAAGAGCTAATGCTGGATTTCCCCCATTCATCATAGACATCATAACCTCTTGCTGCATAGATATTGGCTGAGGTTGTGGTTCATACATAGACGGGTTTTGTTGCATTGCCTCTTCTTTTTCCATTTTAGCAAGTACTTGATCAATACTGTCTTGAACAGTCTTGACTTTATATTTTTTATCAAACATTTCAAACATCACTTCACCGATCTATAAGTTGGAATATAGGAATTATTACTTGGGAATATACCAGACGGGTAATACTGCTGATACGTTGGATAAGGACTTGCAAATGGCTGACTGTAATAAGATCCATAGTTAGGGTTATTAAATATAGGATTTATAGACTCTAAAGGTTTACCTATAAGAGATCCATCATCGTCTATATAATATCCATCTTTCTTATTTGGATGGAATGACCCTTGCTCTACAGGTTTGATAGTTATATCTTCAGTAGGATTGAATCTTATTAAATCAGGATCGTCCTCAGATGCAATCATATGCTCTGGTAATACCTCGATACTTCTTTCTACACGATCTGTTTTATCAAACTGTGATTGTAAATTAAGCGAGTACCCTTGATTCTGAACTATAGGTTGCTGTAAATTAGCACTCATAGCAGCTTGTGTGTTATTGGATACTTGCATTGCATTTCCGCTTGCTAAAATTGGATTTTGTGATAAAAAAGATTGATTCATATTATTCACATTTTGGAAAGGAATCTGTTCAACAGGACTAGCCTGTTGAACGGATTGTTGAATCATTTTATCACGACGTCGTTGGTAAAGAACATGGAAACAGTTCGTTACCCTAGCATTATAATTGCAATCTGGATTGATTGGTTCTATAATACCAGTTTCCTTATTAACTTTCATTGGTTGATAAGGATACATTTGAACTAGTTGTTCTAATCCATATTGTTCAATTAAGTCATTGAACCATCTTTCTATACTAATATCTGGAGCTACTCCAATGAAGTCTTCTCCTGCAATATTTGTATATCCAAATAGGTCTTCTACTGGAGCGACTGGATTAGAGCAAGTTCCATTTATCTTGCTTAAGAACTCCATAATTTAAATACCTCCTCATAATTATAGTATGCAATCTAGTACAGGTTTACCTAACCTGGTGTACTAGGTGTAAATAGTCTGTTACATCTTCTGGCTTAGGATACCAGATAGCTGGATATAGTTTTCTTTTGATATCAAATTTATCTAATGAACCACTCTTAATAGCACGGTTTAATTTAGTTCTAGTAAGATTATCAACGTAGTTATTAAATTCAGCAATTTCAATCTCAGTATCTAAAGGAACTGTTACCCTTTGATTATCTGGGAAATTATTGTTGTGGAACATGTAGTGGAACTTATTCATGCTATCTATATTATTAGCTTGAATATGCCCAGGTACATGATAAATAGATACATTTACATTTGCTTGAAGAATCATTCTTACAATATCTAAAATGAGTTCTTGATTAGCAACTGGTTTTTTACCAGTACGAGCATTATTAGTCATTAGAGTATAATCTCTACCATTTTTATAATACTTAAAGAACCATTCTCTCAAACCAAATACAGAAATTTTGGAATCAGAAAAGATATTTAAAAACAAATCAGTATTTTTATACTTAAGCAAATCTGCAATACCCATACGAATAGCATATAGCTCTGCATAGTTTACAGTAGCTTCTACGATATCATAACCTTCATTAATTATACTACCATTAATAGTAGTCACAAATCCAGGACAAGTAAGAAACTTATTCTTATTTGTTCCAGGATTAATGATCTTGGTAGAAGCATCTGAAAATACATTTACAGCATTCTTATAAAAGAACATAGTACCTCACTTTCCTTTATTTAAAATCATCTAATGTTTTATTAGATCTAACTTCATGAATTTTAGATAAAACTTTATTAAGTTTTTGATTATCGACCATTATTGAAAAGATCTCTCTTTCCTTTGATTCGGAAATATCTTTATTATTATCAATAAGGGTCATTAGTATATCATATCTATAGAATAGGATAAAGAACATCGCTTTATTACTTTTTTCTTTATCATCTTCTAATCTAGACATGTTGCTAGCTTTTACTAGTTCTGGATCTTTAGCTTCTTGATCAAATGTTAGAGTATGCTGAATATAGCTTAGCACGGCTCCGAATTTTATAAATAGATCACTAATATCTTTATCTATTAGCTTTCTCCATCTTTCCACATATTCTATTTGGTTTGGCATAAAAATCATCTCCTCTTAAAATAATTTAGTCTGTTAATAATATATCTCTGTTAAAATAAGAATTAAATATGCTTCATAATAAAAATCTATTTTCACTATTATAGTATATAAATAAATGAAGAATTACTCCATACCCAAATAAGGGTATGGAGTGTATATTTTTACTTATTAAAAACTGTAAACTTAACAGGTTCGCCATCTACAATTAATCCTAATGCAATAGGGCACATAGGATCTCTATAATTATCAGAACCTACATAAGAAATGCTTAACAAACCAGATTTATTAAAAGTAAAGTATAAAAGATACTTATCTTTCAATACATATGGGAGATATTGAGCATCTGTAACATGATCATTATCATAAGTATAGCTTCTAAGCATCTCTTTCATCAACGGATAAGTTATAGTACCATAGAAATCTTTCCGTTCTGTATCCATAACTGTTTTATTTGCAGCCTTGCTATAACCTTTAATAGCAACGTCCATACGACGTCTTGCATTGAGATATCCATCAATATCAATTAGATTGATAGGAGGAAGTTTATTAATATCCCCATTAGAAATCTTATCCAATACTTTTTCTAATTTAACTTCTGCTGGTTTTGGAATTTTAAATTTAGATAAAAAAGAATCTCTTGCTTTAGCAATTTCTTTATTACTTTGAATCATAGTCATTGGATACCATGCATTACCGCCAAAGAGAGATAATATAGAATAAGATGATTCATTCAATGGATTTACTTCTTTAAAATACATATTTATTATTCACCTTTCATATT